GGGCGCGTGACGGCCTCTCTGATCCCCAGCTGGCAAACAATATGGGCATACACGTTTCCACGTTATACGAATGGAAAAACAAATATGCCGAGATTAACGAGGCGCTACGCACGGGAAAAGAAGTTGCGGACAGAATGGTGGAGAATGCTCTGTTCCAATCCTGTTTTGACCGGAAGATTACCGTGCGTAAAGCGTTCAAAGTCAAAGAAGTGTATTACGACGAGAACGGCAAGCGCTGCGAAAAAGAACACCTGGAAACTGCGGAGGAGGATGTGGCAATCCCTGCCAATGAAAAAGCGCAGGAGTTTTGGCTGGCAAACCGCAGGCCCGCAAGCTGGAGTAAAAAAGACAAGCTGGAATTGTCCGGATCCGGCGGCGGCCCGTTGGAAATCCGCTGGATGAATAGCCAGGACGAGAAGGCGGGCGGCCATGAGTGAGGTAGTCATCCCGTATTACCCGCGGCCGATATGGCGCGACGTGATCCATCCGGCGCTTGAAAAGAAGAACCGGGCCGTGCTGGTGTGTCACAGGCGCTTCGGCAAGACCGTCGGAAGCATCAACGAAGTGGTAAAAAAAGCGCTGAAGAACACAAAGCGCGCGCCGCAATACTGCTACCTGGGACCGTTCCGGAACCAGGCCAAGCTGATCGCCTGGGAGTACCTCAAGTATTATGCCAAGGCCATTCCCGGCACGAAGGTAAACGAATCGGAACTGTTCGTGGAATTTCCGACGCTTCATGCCGGAAGCCCAGGCGCCAAGATTATGATTGTCGGAGCCGATAAACCGGACCGGCTGCGTGGTATTTACCTGGACGGCTGTGTGCTGGACGAATACGCGCAGGTTAAACAGAACGTATACGGCGAGATTATTGTCCCGGCGTTAACGGACCGCAACGGATTTGCGTATTTCATTGGGACGCCGAAAGGGCAAAATCAATTCTACGACAGATACCTGAAAGCGTTGAAGGACGACCGCTATTTTGTCTGCCGGTACCGGGTGGACGAGACAGACGTCCTGACGGCCGAGCAGATCGAGGACATGAAAAAGGACATGACCGATATCGAGATCCGGCAGGAGCTGCTGTGTGATTTCACGGCCAGCGCCAGTAACGTGGTTATCACGATCGACCTGGTGACGGAATCGGCAGCGAGGTTCATAACGCAGGACATGGTAACTGGCCTGCCGCTGATCATGGCAGTGGACGTTGCACGGTTCGGAGACGACGATACGTTCATCACGTTCCGGCAGGGGTTGTGGTGTGACAAGCAGATAAAGGTTCATGGCAAAGACACCATGACGGTGGCCAGCATTGTGGCCAGCTACGCGAACCAGCGCAAGCCGGATGGCATAATCATCGACGGCGGGGCCATGGGTGCAGGCGTGATTGACCGGCTGCGGCAGATGGGATTCACAAACGTCTTTGAGATTAATTTCCAAAACGCTGCCATTGACAAGGACCGGTACGCAAACATCCGGGCGGAGATTTATTTCAAGACAGCCGAGTGGATGCGCCAGGGCGGCGCGATACCGGACGATCCTGATCTGAAAACGGAGCTGACGGTCACGGAGTACAAGTTCACACCGTCAGGAAAGATAATATTGCAGCCGAAGGAAGAGATAAAAGAGCTGACCGGCCGAAGCCCGGACCGTGCGGACAGCGTGGCGCTGACGTTCGCGGTGCCGATCATCAAAGCACCGGGCATACAGAAAGTGAGCATGGCCAACACGAATTATGATTTCGGTTTCAACAGTCGGCCTGCGAGGGCCAACGTGGAATACAGTTTTTGAAAGCGAGGGTAAAAGCTATGTGCGGAAACTTATTTAAATCCAAAACGCAGACGGTGGAAACGCCGAAAGTGGAACAGGTAGCGCCGGCACCGACGCCGATCAGCCCTACCGACACCACGGCTACAGCTGACGCCGTAAAAGAGCAGAACAAAAAGAAACGCCAGGCGGCTGCGATGGGGTTTGAGGGGACGAGGTCCCGCTCCGTGCTGACCGACGAAGCGGCTGGCGGCAAGCAGACTCTGGGGTGATCCATGGATACTTTGCTGGCCCGGCCGGCGGGCGATATGAGGCCGGCAGACGTAGAAGTTAAAAAAGACTATTGGCCTGACAAGCAGAAGGTCCTGCAGCGGGTGGAACAGCTCCGGCAGGAGCGGCTACGGTGGGAGGACCAGTGGATCGACATCCGGAATTATGAGCTGCCTTTTATCGGCGACTTCAAGCGCCAAGGCGATGACTCCTACCCGGGCAGGCGCCGTGACCTGCATATTGCGCAGGGCGTGGCGTGGGCAAGCTGCCAGGTGTTCGCTGCCGGTATCATGTCCGGCCTTACACCGCCGTCCCGGCAGTGGTTCAAATTTCAGTTCAACAACAGCGAGCTGAACGAGAACGTGCAGGCAGGGCAGGTGCTGGATGAACGCCAGGATATCATGCAGTCCATCCTGGCAGGCAGTAATTTTTATAACGCCATCCACAGCAGTTATTTTGAGCTGCCATACGGGCAGGCGCCGCTGGCCGTCTTTCCGGATACCCAGAAGGGCGTCCGTTACCAGGCGCAGACCATCGGCACCTATTACATCGACGTAGGCGGTGACGGAAAGGTGAACACGTTCTGCCGGCGCTATCCCATGAAGCTGCAGCAGGTGATCGATACGTTTGGCATAGAAGCGCTGCCGCTGACCGAGCAGATGAAACTGAAGGGCGGATGCGTGCCGGACAACGTGACGCGCTATGTGTGGTGGATCGTGCAGCCGAATGCGCAGGCCGTACCCGGACGGATCGGCAGGCTGAACATGCCGTACATCAGTATGTACTGGATGGACGGATCCGGTCCGGACGAGTGGCTGTACGTCGGCGGCTTTGAGGAGTTCCCGGTTCCGTGCGGCAGGTACCTGACCAACGGCAACAATCCCTACGGCTACGGTCCCGGCTGGTATGCGCTGGGCGATTCCAAGTCGCTGCAGATCATGAAGCGGGATTACCTGACCGCCGTGGAGCTGTCCGTAAAACCGCCGCTGACGGCAACCGCGGACGTGATGGCCGAAGGTATCAACCTGATCCCCGGCGGCGTCACCAAACTGCCGGCGCCGAACAGTTCAGTAAATCCGCTATTTAACGTGACGTTGGATATGCCGCACCTGGCGGAAGAGATCATCCGCACAGAGGACAGTATAAAGCGCGCTTACAGCGCGGACCTGTTCCTGATGTTGGATTCTATCACCACCGGGCAGATGACGGCCAGGGAGATCGTGGAGCGCCAGCAGGAAAAACTGCAGCAGCTGGGGCCGGTTGTGGAACGGCTGCAGGAAGAATACCTGACGCCGATACTGGAGCGGACGTACAACATCCTTGACCGGGCGGGCGTGTTCCCGCCGATACCGCCGGAGATTGAAATGCTGGTGGCGGACGAGGACGTGAAGATAGAGTACATCAGCCCGCTGGCTCAGGCGCAAAAGATGAGCGGCCTTGTGAATATCGAGCAGGCCATTGCGTTCATCGCGCAGATGGCGCAGTTCTGGCCGGATGCCTTAAAGACCATCGACCCGCTGGGTACCGTTGCAAAATACATGGATATGCTGGGCGCGCCCGCCAAGATGCGGCGACCTGAAGAGGAAGTCCAGCAGCTGATCCAACAGGAACAGCAGGCCATGGCGCAGGCGCAGCAGGAACAGCAGGCCATGCAGGTTGCACAGGCCATGCCGGAGCTGGCGCAGGCGGCGAAGAATGCGACCGAGGCGGCCAACGACGGGAACCCGGCGCTGGCTGACTGGTTGGGAATGAGCGGGGCAGTCTGATGGGAAAGTACAGAAGCAATTATGACGGGCAGGACCGGCAGAGATTTGTCCGGCAGGCCATTGCGGATAAGGACAAGGCGGCGCTGGATGCGCTGCTGAAGAGCGAGGACGGCCGCTGGTTCATCGCGCGGCTGTTAAAAAACGAGGGCTTGACCACAAGCGCGTTCACCGGGAACAGCGCCACGTTTTACAATGAGGGGCGCCGGAGCGTGGTTGTGGATATATACGCCAATATAAAGCGGCTGTTAGGCGTCGAAGGGATCCGCCAGCTGCATTCCGCACAGGAAGAGCTGATGGAGTTTGAAGAAAAGGCGCTGAAGCTGGCCGAGGACAAGGAGGCCAACGATGGAAACCAATGACAATGCGGTCAACGATAACACGAATGTACCGCAGCCGCAGGGTGACAATCAACAGCCCGCGGCACAACCAACACCGCAGCCGGCGGCACCGGCAAACGATGGCGCAGCACCGCAGCAGGGAACCATGCTGGGCGGACAGCCGCAACAGCAGCAGCCTGCACCGACGGGAGCGCCGGAAACGTATGATTTTAAAGCGACCATTCCGGAAGGCGTGGAGATGGACGAGCAGATAACAAAAGAGTTTTCTGACCTGTCCCGGTCCATGAACCTAACCAACGAGCAGGCGAACCAGATGGCGGCCTACGGCATCAAGTATGCGCAGCAGGTGGCGGACGCAGTACGCGGCCAGATCAACGAGCAGGTGAGCCAGTGGGGCGAAGCTGCCAAAGCGGAAATGGGAGCAAACTTTAACGCGGTTATGTCCAAGGCCGGAGCGGGCATCGAAGCCGTCGAAAAGGTAGTACCCGGTATCCGGCAGGCCCTGAACGAAACCGGGGCGGGAAACCGCATTGAAGTGATCAGGGCATTTGAAATGCTGGGCGGCTTGGTGCAGGCCGACCCGGGAAAACTTGTCAACGTAACGGGAACCGGGGTGTCTAAAGAGGACGAAACCTGGTATCCCAACAGTAACATGAAGTAATTAAAAAAGGAGTGAATGAACTATGGCGACTGTTGGATCCTTAGCTTTAACGCTAAACGATTACAGAAAACGTATGAACCCGCAGGGCTACATTGACCTGATCATTGAAGTCCTGGCAGAGTCCAACCCCATCCTGGATGATATGACCTGGATGGAAGGCAATCTCTTAACCGGCAACAAAACCACGCAGCGCAGCGCGCTTCCGGGAGTAGAAGTCCGCTATCTCAATCGTGGTATCTCTCCGAACAAATCCGGAACCAAACAGATCATGGATTCCACCGTGATTTTGGAAGCGCGTTCCGAAGTCGACGAAGAACTGCTGGCGCTGGCTCCGGACAAAGAAGCATTCCGCCGCAGC